ATGTTGGGATAGATCGTAGGCCGATTAAACACAACGCTTCAAAAGAATTTATAGGTTTACTTGAAGCAGGATATACTCAAACAGCTAAAAACATTTGGATAAAGAAACATGAGTATTCGTTTCGTTTACACGATATGTATGTGATTGATGATATCAGAAACGATATGCCTTTGATGGCAGAACAGTTCAGATGTGATTCCGTTTTAGAACATATACCCGAGGACGAAGTATTTGATACTCTTGTTGGGATCTATAATAAGATAGACGATGAAGGGTCTGGTGGAATACATATTGACCTTTCAGATCACAAGAAACAAATACCACCTACATTTGACCATTACGAAGATAATACTTGGGGTGTTGAAAACCGTGAGCATTACAAAGGATTTTTTCTCAATCGCATTAAAAAAGACCAATGGATAGAATTACTTAACGAACTTTTTGTATATGAATTGCGTGATCCAGAAGAACCATCTTTTGTATCAGCACGCAATGTTAGAAAAAAGTAGTTGACATATTAGTCTTTTTAGAATACTATATTAATATACCCCACAATAAAGGAGGACACCGTCCATGGCGAAACCTCGCAAACGGAACTACGTCAACAACAAAGACCTGCTGGAAGCTTTAATCAATTACAAGAAAGCTTGCCGCGAAGCAGAAGACCAAGGCGAGATAACGCCTCGAGTGCCTGACTACATAGGTAAATGCATTTATCAAATTGCTACAAGACTCGCAACAAAACCAAACTTTAGTGGGTATTCCTACAAAGAAGATATGATATCAGACGGAATTGAAAACTGTCTTCAGTATATCAATAACTTTAATCCTGAAAAATCTCAAAACCCATTTGCATACTTTACTCAAATTATTTGGTACGCGTTCCTACGACGTATTCAAAAGGAAAAGAAGCAAATGTATATCCGGTTTAAATCTTCGCAAAGTATGATTGCAACTGGCGGAACTTATGCCGGTGATGAAGTAGTTCTTAATCTCAATACTAATGCTGATTATATGAATGCATTTGTTCAAGACTTCGAGGACAAGCTAACTAGAGATAAAGAAAAGAAAAAGTAATGAAAATAGCAATTATTACAGATATGCATCTCGGTGTACGAGGTGACTCTAAAGTATTCTTGGATCATCAAGAAAAGTTTTTCAGCAAAGTATTTTTTCCATATTTAGACGAACATGGTATTAAGACTGTACTTGACCTTGGCGATACTTTTGACCGCCGTAAGTATGTTAACTATGTTACACTCGCAAGAGCTAAGAAAATGTTCTTTGACGAATTGTCAAAACGTGACATTGAGTACCATGCAATTGTTGGAAACCATTCTGTATATTATACAAACACCAACGAAGTTAACTCGATGAACCTATTGCTTCAAGAGTATTCAAACTTCAACATTTACCAAGACAATCCAATTGAGTTGACATTTGGGTCAACTAGTGTTATTATGGTTCCATGGCTTACAAAAGATAATATGGAAAAAAGTCTTACGGTAATAAAAAACTCAACTGCAAACATTTGTATGGGCCACTTTGCTATCCAAGGTTTTGAAATGTTGAAAGGTGCAATTAACGACCACGGTTTACAAAAAGACGTGTTCACTCATTTTGAGCAAGTTTACTCAGGACACTTTCACCATCCTTCAGAGTATGGCAATATTAAGTACCTTGGCGCTCCGTATGAAATGACTTGGTCCGATTACGAAGGACGTCGTGGTTTCCGTATACTTGATACTGAAACACGTGGATTGGAATGGATCTTAAATCCGTTTCAAATTTATCATAAGATAGACTACGACGATACCGATATGACTATTGAAGAAATTGCATCCTTGGATACTGATAATATCAAAGATGCATATATTAAAGTGATTGTGAAAGAACGTTCCAATCCATACATATATGACTTGTTCATTAATAAATTAACTGATGCAGGCGCTGCTGATGTTAAAGCTATTGAGGACAGTCTTAATTTAGAGTCAGAAGGGGTTGAAGATATCCTTGATGAAACAAAGGATACAAAAGAAATCCTACATAGTTATATTGACTCTCTTGACACAAAGGTTGATAGGAAAGATATTAAAATGCTAATTGATGATTTATATATTGAGGCACAGCAGGTTGCATGAAGATTGAATTTAAAACTGTTCGTTATAAAAATTTACTATCGTCTGGTAACTCTTGGACGACAATCCCGCTTAATAATAACAGAACAACTTTAATCAGCGGTACAAATGGTAGCGGTAAGTCAACATTGTTGGACGCTATCGTTTTTGGTTTATACGGTAAAGCATTTCGTAAAATTAATAAGAACCAACTTATTAACAGTATTAATGGCCGAGACACTCTTGTTGAAATAGAGTTCCAAATTGGTCAAAACAAATATATGGTTCGCCGTGGCATTAAGCCTGTAGTCTTTGAAATATGGAAAAATGGTGAAGTCATAAATCAGGACGCTGCGTCTCGAGATTACCAATCGTATCTTGAGCAAAACATTCTCAACTTAAATTATAAATCATTTAATCAAATCGTTGTGTTAGGTAGTGCAACTTACGTTCCGTTTATGGAATTGCCTGCTCACACTCGACGTGATATCATTGAAGATCTGTTGGATATACAAGTCTTTAGTACAATGAATACTTTGCTAAAAGATCGTGTATCAATTAATAAAGATAACATTGCCGAGACCGGTTATCAAATGGATCTTACAGAGCAAAAGCTCGATTCTGCAAAGGAGCACAACGCTTCAATCCGCAAGATCCGTGAAGATGAAGTTGAAAAAGTACGTGAAAAAATGTCAGGCCATTTGGTTAAGGTTGAAGAAGAAAAAGAAGCAATAGAACAGCTTCAAACAAATATTGAAGAACTGGTTAAAACTATTACAGATAAGCAATCAGTCAAAGCAAAGATTGACAAAGCAAAGAAATTAAAACAAGAATTAGCTATTAAACTTCGTGGCCATCATGATGAGCTTTCTTTTTATAACAATCACGATAACTGTCCTACATGTAAACAAGGTATTGAACACGATTTCAAAGAAACTATTATTACCGATAAAGGTAAAAAGATTGGCGAACTTGACGGCGGTCTTGAACAGTTATTGGAAAAGATAGCAGGCTACGAAACTAGAGTCGAAGAAATATCAAATGTTGAGGATCAAATTTCTGAACTTAATTTGACTATTGGCGACCATCGTGCAACTATTAAGGTATCTATGAATGCTTTGAACTCATATAAGAATGAATTGACAAAAGCTGAAGAACAGGTTGAAGCAGTTGATACATCAAAGCTCGAAGAGTTAAGTACAAAATTAAAAGACTTTGAAATAAAGCAGCAAGATCTGTTTAATCAAAAGGAAGTTATTAGCGTTGTGCAAACAATGTTGAGAGATGGCGGTATCAAAGCAAAAATCATTCGCCAATACATTCCTGTTATGAATAAACTAATCAATAAGTATCTTGGCGCGTTTGACTTGTTTGTTGACTTCCAACTTGACGAAAACTTTAATGAAGTAATTAAGTCAAGGTTCCGTGACGCGTTTTCTTACGCATCGTTCAGTGAAGGAGAAAAGCTCAGGATCACGTTGTCAATTATGTTGGCTTGGCGTTCTGTTGCGAAACTAAGAAATTCTGTTTCTACCAATTTATTGCTACTTGACGAAACGTTGGATGGTGCTCTTGACTCAGTCGGTATTGAAAATCTTATTGACACATTACATAATCTAAATGCTGATGATAATATATTTGTTATTAGCCATCGTGGCCATCAGTTTGGAGACAAGTTTGATAGTCATATTCGTTTCCAAAAAGTTAAAAACTTTAGTGAGGTTACAGCTTGACTTTGTTAAATAACTCAATGTCTACCGAAGGACTTAATGATCTTGAAACCCTCGAAACAATGTTTAAAGAATTCTTTCACAAAGAAACATACGACTGGTGGGTACCTGTCAAGGCTGGTGATATCGTAGTTGATCTTGGAGCTTGCATTGGCATGTTTACGTGTCGCGCTTTAGATTTAGGAGCTTCTAAGGTATATTCAGTAGAGCCTAGTATTGATCTGCTGTCCACAACTATGAAAAACGCGCTATCGCATTTAGTTGAACATCCTGGCTCCGTTATACCTGAGCACGCATTCATTGGAACTAAAAAAAGTCATACCCTAAACGCATTTAATGATTCTAATGCCAAGACAATGGCTTTTTCAGAATTTCTATATAAACACGACATAAAACATATTGACTACTTAAAGATTGACATTGAAGGTGGAGAATACAGTATCTTTACTGAAAAGAATTGGGACTTCCTATCTAATAATGTTCAGCATATTGCAGTCGAATGGCATCTTGATGTATTTGAAGATGCTCCTAAACAATTCATGTGGATCAGAGACAATTTACTCTCTAAATATAATGGTAAGATTAGATATATTGATCCTAAGCATAAGCAAAAGGCATATGACGATGAATGGCTGACTGGCGAATGGCCAATTGGGTGGGGTTCAGGTTTTATGATGTACCTCACAAATAATGGTTGACAAATTGAACATTAAGTGGTATTATGTACGGTATACAGAACACAAAGGATAAACATGTCTAACTTTTATACATCGGTCGAAAGATTTGGTAATACAATCTTGTGGCGAGGATACGACCGTGGCCGTAGATTTGAACGCAAAGTCAAGTACGAGCCAACTCTGTTTTTGACAACGCAAAAACAAGAATCGCAATACCAATCTTTGTTTACCAAAAAACCAATTGCCGCTAAGAAATTTGATAGTATGAAAGATGCTAAAGAATTTACCGAGCAATATAAAGGTGTTCATGGCATTGAAATATGTGGTAATACAAATTACGTATCACAATTCATCCAAGAAAAATATCCTGATGAAATCAAATTTGATCCATCGTTGATTAACATTGTGTCCTTTGACATTGAGGTTGATGTTTCAGACGGCTATCCTGATATGGATTTTGCTGATAAAGAAATTACATCAATTGCAATCAAGTCTTCTAAATCTGATACTTACCATTTGCTTGGCCGTAAAGATTATGATAAGACAAAGACTCTGACTGATATTCCTCAAGATGATATTCAATTCATGAAGTTTGATACCGAAGAGGCATTGCTTCGCCGGTTCTTACAGATTTGGGTAAACGACTATCCTGATATTGTTACAGGTTGGAACGTTGAATTCTTTGACATTCAATATATTATAACGCGTATGAAAAACCTGTTAGGTGAAGAACGTATTAAAGAACTGTCTCCTTGGCGTTCAGTTCGGCCATACTCTCGTGAGTTCTTCGGTAAAGATCAGGGTTCATACCGCATCGGTGGCATCGCCGTGATTGACTATATGGATGCGTTTAAAAAGTTTGGTTATAAGTATGGACCTCAGGAGTCGTGGAAACTTGACCACATTGCTCACGTCATTCTTGGCGAAAAGAAGATGGACTATTCTGAGTATGGCAACCTTACAAACTTATATGAACAAAATCCACAACTGTATCTTGACTATAACCTTAAAGATACATGGTTGATCCAAAGATTTGAAGATGAAACAAGTTTGCTTCAGTTAGTTATGACTGTTGCATACGGTGGTGGAGTCAACTACGGCGATGCTTTTGGTACTGTGGGTATATGGGAAACAACCTTATACCGTAAACTAATTAAAGAAAACCGTATCCCTCCAATCAAAGGTGGCCCAGGACAAAGGGCTGGCGAATTGGTTGGCGGATATGTTAAAGATCCTAAAGTTGGTATGCATCCTTGGATTGTATCGTTTGACTTGAACTCGCTGTATCCTCACTTGATGTTACAATATAATATGTCGCCTGAAACATATCTTGAAGATGAACGTGAAAACGTATCGCAGGATATGGTATTGAGCGGCAAGTATCAAAGCCAAAGAACTGATATGTCGGTTGCAGCCAACGGCGCTTGTTTTACAAATAATCATTTAGGTATCATTCCTGAAATCATTGATGAATATTATGGTAATCGTAAGATCATCAAACAAGAAATGTTGAAGGTTGAGCAAGATCTTGAAAACGCAACTGACCCAGCTCAAAAAGAGCAACTAAAACGAAAAGCAAATCAGCTACACAATGCTCAGATGGCTATCAAAATTAGTATGAACTCGCTGTATGGCGCAATGGCAAATATCTATTTTCTATATTATATTAACGATATGGCCGAAGCAATTACAACGTCAGGTCAGTTATCAATCCGATATGCTCAAAAGTCTGTTAATGATTATATGAATAAGATCCTCAAGACAGACAACCAAGACTATATTGTTTATATTGATACTGACTCTATTTACGTTGACATGGCTCCTATTGTTAAGTCTGCGTTTGGCACTGTTGATATTGACCGCAAAAGAGGTGAAGCATTCCTAGATAAAGTTTGCCAAATGAAGATTGAGCCAGTTATTGAAGCAGGCTATGAAGATTTGGCGAAAAAGATGGGCTCATATCGCCAAGCTATGGGTATGAAACGCGAAAAGATTACTGATAAATCTGTATTCATTGCTAAGAAGCGTTATATTATGAATACGCTAAACTCTGAAGGTGTTCATTACGAAGAGCCAAAGATTTCTGTTACAGGCCTTGAGTCTGTTCGTTCGTCAACTCCTGAAGTATGTCGTGAAAAGCTAAAGAAATCGTTTAAGGTTATTATGAACGAAGGTGAGTCGGCAATGCAGGACTTTATTGAAGAGTTCCGTCAAGAGTTCAGAAAGTTACCACCTGAAGATATTGGTCGCAACTCAGGTACTGATAACATCGGTAAGTATATTGTCAAAGGTACCTACAAGAAAGGTTGTCCAATGCATGTACGCGGATGTATTCTATATAACAATCATCTGAAACAACTCAAGTTAAACAAAAGGTATGAAGTAATTGAAGGTGGCGGAAAGATCAAGTTTGTCTACCTTAAAGTACCAAATCCGATTAAAGAAAACATTATTTCGTTTCCAGGCGTATTACCCCCTGAATTTGAGTTGACAAATTACATTGACTATGATAAACAGTTTGAGAAGGTATTCCTAAACCCAATAGAAGCAATCCTTGAAGCTATTGGGTGGTCTGCCGAAAAGATTAACACACTTGAAGATTTCTTTGCATAGGAGAACACTATGGCACCGAACCACAAATTAGCAACGCTTGAAGCATCATGGCGTTATCAGAACACTGTCGTTGAATGCCTTGAGGCTGAAAATGCACCAGACAAATATGTTCAAAAAGCTAAGAAAGAAAGACTACGTATTAAAGATAAGATCGCAATATTAAAAAGTGAAGGACTAAAAGATAATGACTGATATGGCAAACGATATGAATACAATGCATGATAAATTTGGAGTACATGATTGGTTTCAAAAGAATCGTAGTGATAAAGATCTGATGAGCAAATATCTGATGTTTCGGATGCTTATGATTGGCGAAGAATACCAAGAAACATTATCGGCTATTAATAATTCAGACGCCGAAGAAGTTGTCGATGGCTTGATTGATATGTGTGTATTCGCGTTAGGTACACTTGATGTATTTGGCGTTGATGCTAATAAAGCATGGAATGCTATTTACGAAGCTAATATGGCAAAGGAACCTGGTGTAAAACCTGGCCGTCCTAATCGTTTTGGTTTGCCTGATTTGTTGAAACCAGCAGGGTGGACACCACCTTCGCATAAAGGTAATCACGGCGATTTAAATAAAGCTTTGTAAAATAAATTACATAAATATTGAATGTTACCGTTAACATAGCACATGGCGGGTACCACTAAAACATAAATAATATTACGTTGTTTATAGAGGAGGTCCCACCATGTGCAGTCCATTTGTACGTAAAGAAGCCAACCGTTTGAATTGGATGATAAAAGGAAAACTGATTGATGTTTCCTGGTCTGACATAGAAGTTGAAAAAACCTACGATTCATATTTTAAAAGACTTTGGGGAAATAACGAAAGTTATATCCATGAAGACGGATTTGAACGAGCATGGAAGCAAAGAGAAGCTGAAATGTTTAACGAAGAAATACAAAAAGTTGCAGTTCTTGGTGGGCATTACGATTAGTCTTTATAAATAGACTAAACAGACCAGCATGAGGCATTATTATGAGTACTATTCCAACTCAAAACAAACTTTGGTATATCGAATATCCAGTTAAAATTGATGGAGTAACTGATAGTCAAGTACAAGAGTGGGCACAACACTGCGCTCTTTATGCAGCAATCAATACAGAAACAACCGATGAAGACGGATACCCAATATATGAGTTCCAATCATATAACGTAGCTGTTTTGCTTGAGTGTATTAATCGTATGCTAGCACCTGAAGGCTTAACGTACACTCAAGATAACTTATCTTTTAGAATGATTGATTTGAACACACCTCCACCGGTGGTTATCTTACCTGCTAATTTGCACGGTGGAATTACATTTGACGAAGACAATGAAACAATAACCGTAAACTGCACCGGACAAGTAATTCCTTATGGAACTGATGCAAGAATGAAAACTGGAGTTCTTTGGGCAAACACGGTATTTGTTGAAATGCCGGAACTAGGTAATCCTCCACTTCCTGAAACATTGTGAAATTAACTATTGACATTTGGTTCTAAATAGGTTATATTGATTCTATAAGGTAAAACAAAAGGAATCAATCTTATGAAATACGCAATTTACCAAATCCGTCTTACTGAAGCTCAAATTGATCTTATCAATGAAACTCAAAGCTTTGAGTCAGTTCCTGCTAAAAAAGCAAAAATTGACATGGACATGGATTTTGCAGGTCATAAGATCGGTGGATTGGCATACGATGCTTTCGTAGAAAACAACTTTTACACTCACGTTGCTAATATTGAAGCTGCTTCAGTAAATGAAGTATTTCATATCGGTAACATGGGACCTGAAGAAAACATTGAGCGCTTAGAACGTATGCACTCAATTTCAGTTGGCGATGTTCTCGTTGACGAAGAAGGTCAATGTATTGTAGTTGCGCCAATCGGCTTTGTTGCTTTTTCGCATGACTGGCGTCTTGCAGCCTAATAGGCAAATCCCAAAGCGATCACGCTGCCTAACTATCGCTGAGTCAGACTCGGATAAACAATGGGTGACACAAAGGAGAGAAAACCTTCGGGTTTTAGGAGGGACTTAGGTCCCTCTTTTTTTCTAAACTTTTACAGTACTGTTACAAAACTAACATATTTCCATAATAAATATTTTAAGGCAAAGTGGTAAAGACTTTGTCTTTTTTATGTGAGCGACGGGGTAAAGCCGTCAAGCAAAAGGAGAACTAAATGGAACTACTCACAATGTGGAGTCTTATCGGATTCCTGCTTGCTGCATACGCAGTAATCGCCAACGAT